AAGATGATATAACTCGTATAGAAGGAGTATCCGACTCTACCTCTTCTCGTGTAAAAGACATACAAACAGATATTGATGAGAGACTTCGACAAATGTCCGATCTTACGCGAGAAACAGAAAAAGACGTAAGAGATACGATGCGTGACGTAGAGAATCGCATAGAAACTGATATGGAAAAGTTAGAAACTAGTCTGGAAGATAAACTACAAAAAGCTTTAGACAACCCATTATCGGATTAAGGTACCAAAAATAAAACTTGACTTTGCAACTGGCATGGAGTAGAATTGCAAAATGGGAAAAGAAGTTACGACAATATCCCCTGAGGGGCTGGAAGTTGCCAACTGTTATCTACAGTACGGCAACATTCGTGCTGTGTGTGAGTACATGGGCGTTCCGGAAAATCAAGTGGTTGAGTTGCTCAACAAGCGGGAAGTTAAGAAATATATTGATACTGTCTATTTAGATATGGGCTATCGAAACAAAAACAACATTGCCACTGTACTAGACGAAATGATTGCAAGCAAGCTGGAAGAAGCTCAGGAGACTGGAGTATACTCTTCAAAAGATCTAGCAGACCTACTACAAATGGCCCACAAAATGCGAATGGACGAAATCAAAGCGCAAGCAGACTTACTTAAAGCCGAAAGTACTAATATTCGTAATCAAACTAATGTTCAGATTAACGATGCAGCACTCCCATTTGGACAAGGCAACTATGGTAAACTGATGGAGAAATTAGTAAATGGATCAGAATGACCAGACAAAGCGTTTTCTTGAAACTGCTGAACGCGTTGATAATCTTGACGTACGAGTACGAGAAATCGAAGTTGAGATGGCACAGCACGAAGCACAGTGCGAAGAACGATGGAAGACTACTTTTAATCGTTTGATTGGCATTGAAGATGCTATGAAGCAAATGGAAAGTCGTTTACTTGTAGGTGCAGGAAGTATGATAGTCTTCCTCGCGGGAGTAATTGTAACATTACTCATGGGCTGATGGGTGCGTCGACACATAAATTATGAGTTTCAACCACGACAAAACAACAAATATTTAAAAGACTTTGTTTTTGCCTGTTCTATAGGCTTTAACATTGGACTAATAATAGGGCTGCTAATGGTAGCATTTTCATAGGAGTAATTATGGACATAAGAATTTTTAATAAAGGCACCACAGATCAGTGGAGAATAACTGTAAATAATGAAACTCGCCTTATTGCAGAAGATTGGGATGAAGTACACGCTTTCATGGAAAGATTACTTCTTCCGGTTCCAGAAGTACGTGATATGACCGCTTATGAACTTAAGCAAGCTCTGGTAGACGCCGGAGAGGGAGAAGAGTAATGCCAGCAGGCAAAGGAACTTATGGTAAAAAACGTGGTCGTCCTGCCAAGAAAGGTAAGGGTAAAAAGAAAGCTATGGGCGGCTTGACAGCAGCACAGAAAAAGCTTCCCCCAGCATTGCGAAAAGCAATCATGAAGAAGAAGCGTGGCGGTAAAAAGAAGGGTTAAGCGCAAGGTTGCTAAAAAACGTCCCGTGCCTACCAATAAAAAATTGTATGCACGAGTTAAAGCGCAGGCAAAGAGAAAATTTAAAGTTTACCCTTCAGCCTATGCAAATGGATGGTTAGTAAAAACCTATAAAGCACAGGGCGGTAAATACCGCATGGGCAAATAAATGGCTAAACCAAAAGGTGGACTAACTAAGTGGTTTAAAGAAAAGTGGGTAGATATTTCCCGTCCTAAAAAGGGCGGGGGATATAAACCTTGTGGTCGCAAGACTTCTAAAAAGGGAAAATACCCTAAATGCGTTCCTGCTTCTAAAGCAGCGAGCATGACGCCCGCCCAAAGAAAGTCTGCAATTCGACGAAAAAGAGCAGCGGGCAATCCAGGAGGAAAGCCGACTATGGTAAAGACATTTACTAAGTCGAAGAGGAGAATGAAGCGTGGCGGCAAAAAGAAAAGGTAAGAAGAGAGATCCACGGTTAGCACGCGCAAGGGTAAAAGGGTTCAACAAACCTCGTAGAACTCCAGGACACCCAAAAAAGTCCCACATCGTCGTAGCAAAGGTAGGTGACAAAATCAAAACGATTCGATTTGGGCAAAAAGGTGCTAAAACCGCAGGAAAACCTAAAGCAGGAGAAAGTGCAGCAATGAAAGCAAAACGACGTAGTTTTAAAGCACGTCATGCAAAAAATATTGCTAAGGGTAAAATGAGCGCAGCTTATTGGGCCGATAAGGTGAAGTGGTAGTGTTTGATTCAGAGGTATCTCATATTAATAAAACTTGGAAATATAAGTACGATAAAGAACAGTACAAAGTATCTGATTACTGGAGAATAATGAAAGAAGCTCCATATGTTGGAGATTGTGAGGACTACTCTCTTACAGTATTGTACTTAATCAGCAAAAAATCCTGGTTTAAGTTTTGGCTTCACTTATTTACTTTTAAAGCTAAAATTTGTTTTGTAACTACACGCACCGGAGGTGGTCATGCGGTGCTAAAGTTTGATAAGTTGTATATTGATAATTGGAGCAAAAAGTTTGTTTCTAGACAAGAGATGGAAAAGCTGGGACATAGATTCCATCCTTGGAGATTCCTGCCCACTACGGTAGCAATCAAGATGCTTATAGCAAAGTTGAGAGGCTAACATGGAAGAGAAGTTTCACCCAGCAGATACAAACGGAGATGGAGAAGTATCTCCAGAAGAGCAGCAAATGTACTTAGAGTTTAAGCGTAAAGAGCTTGAAGATAAAGATGCTCAACGTGATGCAATTCGTAAGATGGCATGGTTTTCTTTAGGAGGCTTACTACTATATCCTTTTGGTATTTTTCTAACATCTTTATTTGCATTAGACCAAGCGGCAAATTTAATTGCAGATATTGCACCCACTTACTTTGCCTCAATCGCAGTATTAGTGTCGGCCTTTTTCGCCGCAGACGCAGTAGGGAGTAAGAAATAATGGAAATGTTACTTGATTTAGCTATGACTTTTTGGCAGTGGACAGTATTTGCAGTACTTGTAGTAATTGGTTTTATCTTTACTAAGTTTGATGGACAAGGTGAGCATCGTGTTGGCTTTAAGTACTCTGAGATGCCACACATGAAGCCCCTTCCTATTCAAACAAAAGACAAAGGCTTTTTTAAGGGAATCTGGATGTGGTTGATGGGTGTTCGTCAGTGGGAAATTTGCGATGATTTTCATTTTGAACTAGAAGGAAAAGCATATGTAGTTCCTAAAGGTTTTGAATTTGATGGCGCGTCAGTACCAAAGTTTCTAGCTATGTGGCTATCTCCTACTGGAGTACTACTTATGGGCGGTCTTGTTCATGATTATGCGTATAAATATGCCTGCCTAAAAGAAGCATCTGGAGAGCATACTCCTAAAATGACTCAAAACGAAGCAGATAAACTCTTTCGTGATATTTGTATAGAAGTAAATGGGTTCAAGCTGTTGAACTACCTTGCTTACTGGGCACTAGCAGCAGCAGGCTTTGTGGCTTGGAACGGCCACAAGAAAAGAGGCACACACGTATGAAATATTTAAGTAAACTTATGGGCGAACGTAGTACTGCAGACGGCTTAATACTTACTGCAGTTTGTGGAGGTTTTCTAGTATTAGGAGGTCTTGCAAAAATAGTAGCTTGGGTAGGTTTAGCTTGGGGCCTTTACACTTTATTTAAGACGGAGTCCTAATGTTTGGAATGTTAAAAATGCTGCCTATTGCAATTGTACTTGCAGGTGCCGGCTATGCTTATCATACAACTGTTGTAGGCCAAAAAGACCTTGCAATAGCGCAGCTAGAAAAGAATAATACAGTGTTAAAAGAAAACACTATTAAATTAGAGACTGCTTTTGAAACTGCAGAAAAAGCAAGAGTTCAATCAGAGCAGAACTTACAAAAACAACTTAAAGTAATCGGAGAACTTAGCGAGAAAAATAACTCTATGCAGACAGAAATGGACGATTACTTATCTATTTTTAAGAGACACGATCTTACAAAGCTAGCAAAAGCAAAGCCGGGCCTTATACAGCCTAGAATTAATAATGGCACTAAAGAAGTGTTTCGAGCAATAGAAGAAGCGAGTAAAGAGGTAGAAAATGCGGATTCTAATTAGTTTATCTTTAGTACTACTTGGAGGTTGTTCATTACTACAGCCACAACCTCTACCAGCACCAGAACCAATTATTAAAACGGTTACTGAATATAAAACACTGGAGATTTATCAGCCTCCATTACCTAAAGCTATAAATTTACAAGATATAGAATTTTTTGTTGTTACAGATAAAAATTTTGATGAGCAGATAGCACGCCTCAAAAAATTACAGGATGGATCTTATGTACTTTTTGGAATTACTCCTCTAGACTACGAGAACATGTCCTACAATTTACAAGAGCTTCGTAGATATATTCGACAACAAAAAGAAATAATTATTTATTATCGTGAAGCAACACAAAATGATGTAGGTACTGATGCTGAAGACTGGCTAGAGCAGAACGATAAAAAATTAGACGATCAAAAATCAGAGTAGAATAAAATGGCAATAGAAATTAGTCGTTTAGATATAACATCTGACGAGCTTCACCTTTTACAATCTGAGACACGCTTTCTTAAGCTAGCCGTAGCTCCCTACCTGGAGTTATTAGGCGTTACACCATTACCCTCTCAGGTAGCAATTATTAATGCGATTAATAATTCTAAATATCGTTTTGTTTGTGCAGCAGTATCGCGACGACAGGGCAAAACATATATCGCAAATATAATCGGGCAGCTAGTATCTTTAGTTCCTGGTTCTAATATTCTTATCATGTCCCCCAACTACTCGCTGTCTCAGATTTCTTTTGACTTACAAAGAAATTTAATCAAACATTTTGACTTAGAAGTGACAAAGGACAATGCAAAAGACAAAGTTATAGAATTGAGCAATGGCTCTACGGTCCGAATGGGTTCTGTAAACCAGGTTGATTCCTGTGTAGGAAGAAGTTACGATTTAATTATATTTGACGAGGCGGCGTTGGCAGACGGACGCGATGCGTTCAACGTAGCTCTTCGACCTACTCTAGATAAAGATAATTCAAAAGCTATCTTTATTTCTACTCCTCGAGGCAGGAACAACTGGTTTGCCGAATTCTTCGATAGAGGGTTTAACGATGAGTTCCCGGAATGGTGCTCTATACGAGCTACTTATAAAGATAATCCAAGAATGTCTGAACTGGATATATCGGAAGCTAAAAAATCTATGTCAGACGCTGAGTTTCGTCAAGAGTACGAAGCTGATTTTAATACTTATGAAGGACAGATATGGAACTTCGATCATGAGAATTGTGTCACCAATAATGAAGTTCTCGACATATCTAGCATGGATGTATTTGCTGGTCTCGATGTTGGTTATCGTGATCCAACTGCATTTTGCGTCATAGCATACGATTGGGACGAGCAAACTTACCACATATTAGCGGAGTACTTAGATGCAGAGAAAACTACTGAGCAACACGCTCTTAAAATACAAGAATATATTGATAAGTTTGACATTGATTATATTTATATTGACTCTGCTGCACAGCAAACTAGATTTGACTTTGCACAAAATTATGACATTAGCACCATCAACGCTAAAAAATCCGTACTTGATGGAATTGCACATGTGGCAGGCATTGTAGATAATGATAAATTACTTGTTGATCAGAGATGTGATGAAGTACTTTCCTG